CAGGAAACTTGATTCTAAACTTCAGCGCCTTTGCATCACGATCAGCCCAAACCTTTTCTGTTTTTGCAACAGGTAATCCATAGGCATCGTGATTAACCAAAACGACTGGATTCTTTTTGTAGTTCTTCAAACGCCAACCGCTAAGTTTTATAACTTCATTATCACGATCAATTTCCTCAGTTGAACCTATAAACTCAAGAGTTCTATCATCAACATCCTTTGCTTTTTGAGTAAAATATTTAATATTCTTATCCATTTTTATTCTATCCTCCATCTTAACCTTCTATAATAACAGGACTGATTGCACAGCGGCAGTTTACGACTTCTTCTGCCGGCCCATCAGCTCCTGGGTATTGTAATCCATTTGAGAAGTTCGCTCCAATAGGTACGATTTGACCATTTATCTCCTGATGTGATTCTCTTGCTTTATCATCCATTGTAGTCAACCATTCTTTAGATTGAACTCCTTCTTTTTCATAGGTAGCTGTTGCGCTACCATTTAATAAACTGTTTGATTCTGTACGAGCAATTACTATTGAACGATTGGTTGCCATATTGAAAACTTCTTTCGTTCTCGTAGCAATCTCAGGTATTGTTTCAAGATTGTTAAGTGCTTCACCAATAGATGCATTCAATTGGTCAAAGATTGTGTCTGAGATTCCTGTGATTTTATTTGCTCTTGCTATAAGCACCGCTTCATCAATAACTGTTTCAGTCTGCTTATGTTCAATACCGTGTAGCATTCTTTCAGTTCCAAGATTAGCAATAGCTGTATCCGCACCCTGTTGCATAATTTCTCTGAAGATAGGCTCAATCAATTTGACCAAATCTTCTTTACTGTTATCAAGGATACCTTTCAACTTGCGTGTAATATTGCCAGGTGCTTCTCCTTCCACAGCCTTCAAACTGTCAGAGCGAACACGAAACAAATATCGTTTGATCTTCTTATGTAACTTTCTCTCAAGTTTAGCTTGTGTCCGTAGGTGTGCTTGTCTGCGCTGTTTGATAACGCCATCAATTATTCCCTTTGACATCTCGACTTCAGCTTTCTCAATAGGCTCTGGTGCTGCCTTTGCTGGTTCTGCGTCTTCTGAGTCGCCTGATTCAAGAAAATTTGAAGGTATATAACGAATATCACCATCAGGATCAGTAGGCATATCAAGTTGTAATCTATGATTGATCTCGTTTCTGGTCCATCCCATACTGAACATCTTGTTACCAGCTTCTAATGATTCACCCAAATCAGGTCTTAATTCAGGAATACCTGAAAGATCAAACTTACCTACAAAGCCAGGCGCAAACATCATAAAGAAATCAGAGAGGAACTTTTCTTCGATACGTCTAAGCTGTGGTGTAATTGTTGCAGTCCAAAATAAATTCTTAGCTGCTGCGGCTGTACTTCTGTTTACTTCACCCTTGTCGCCATAACCAGCAACGAACTTAGGAACACCAAAGACTGACAGAATTTGTGTTCGACTAAATTCTCTACCCTGAATAAACTCAGCGTCTTTCTGGCTAATCGCCATCTGAGAATAAGACATACCACCAAGCAAGAATGCTGTCTTGTGAGCATTGCCTACACCAGCGTGATTCTCATTCCATAAGCGTTTAAGTTTCTTGAGTTCTTCAAGTGTAATATCTTTATCCTTGTCAACAGCTACCACGCCATTTGGTGATGCACCGTTATCAAAGAATATCTTATTGTATCTACCAGCTGAGAAATCACTTTCAATTTCTGTGCGTACTGCTGAAATAGGCGACTGCCCTCTGATTGCATTGTTTGGATTGAATAACTTTATGTGAATTATTTCTTCAGGCTTTATTGGCAACGTGTTATTAAAAACCCATCCAGCAACCTGACCTTTCTCAACAGTATGTTTCATCAGCGATGGATTCAAAGACCACAACTCTGCTGGAACTGAACTCGATCCAATACGCTGACCCATAGATTCGTTAAGATAAATGAACGCTTCGCCACCTATATTAAGGTACGTTGCAATGGATTCCCATAGCTCCCAGCGGCTCATAAATTTATTGGGCTTATTAAATAATCTTTGTAGTGGATGTGTTAATGGAACTTCTTGATCGCCTTCAAATATTCTGAAAACTGCTTGCGGTAGGTTTTCGGCTATTGCCCTAACAGCCCTGTAAACGACTGCTGATTGTGAATACGGGTCTGTAACTTGATTCTGACTGAGCGATAAGATATTAGACTCTTTCATTCGTAGCCAATCCTCACTCCAGCCTTTCTCTGATCTTTTCTTGGTCGCTATTTCAGAACCGAAAAAATCATCAATATGTGCTTGACTCATTAAAAATCTCCCATAGGATGCATTGATCCAGTTGATTTATATTGGTTTCATCTTTATGGAGTCGGGGTTTAAAATTCGGTAGGTCAATAGCTATTTATAAATTCGTTCTAAAAATTCCTCATACGTTCTGCCAATATGTTTATATACACCTCGTGGTCTGTTGATTGCTATGAAACCTCTAAGACCATCTGTATATAAATTGACAAGATTGCGTACCTGACTTTCAGTCCAGTGTTTTCCAATGTAGCTATTTCGTTTCAGCGACATAAAAGGTTCATACCGTTGTGGAAACAGATAGAGGGTTTTGCCGTACTTGTCCACGATCTCCTGACATATCTCTATTCTTCTCCAAAAGTCTGCTGGTGAATCAATCCAATTAAAAAGCATATAGGCAAAGAAGTTTGTTTTAATACCTGCTCCAACAAAATACTTAAAGGCTCTCTCAATATGTTCAGTATATGACAGCTTATCAAAACTGAACCTGATGTACGATGTGCCTTTATCCTGCTGTGCGCCCCATTTAAGTTCTGCCAACTTCTTAGCGTGGTCACGAGTAAATGCACCAACGTGCAATCCCATAATGTCAATCGGCAATCCAAAGTCTTTAAGTTCATCGCATATCTCGTTGAAGTATTCGTGTTCCGTAAAATTGTTATCCAGCAACACAACACCCTTTGCATCAGGAAGCTCTTGACGACCTGTTTCAAGCTGTTCACGAATTGACCTGAACGATTTCATTGCACCTTCAAGTTTAGGCACTCCGCAATATCCACATTTGTTAGTGCATCCACGAGATGAATACAACACGATACGATCTCTAACGTATGGCAGTTCACCGTCAATCTCAACATCATACTTCGGGATCAGCCGTTCTATGTCGTTGTGGATACCCTGATGAATTTTCAAACGATCTTCAAACCAGGGATGGTTGTTCCATTTCAGTTTATTGAACCATTTGGGATTCAGGGTTGGGAATACACCGCCAACATATACGGTTGCCCTTGTATTATAAAGGTAATGGTCAATCAATTCTTCATAGTGTTTGGAGTTGTAAGAAAACATACACGACATCAAGATCACATCAGGCTTGATTTTAGGCTCAACAATCCCTCTAACATATTGGTATTCGTGACCGTTGATCTCACACCATCGGGACCACTTCATCAATGCGATATTAGGGGCAATCGACTTCACATTTGGTTCCACAATTAGGTACTTCATAACCGTATTTATAAAGAAATACGGTTTACATTTGACCCAAAATGTGATATTATATAAGGTAAAATAAATTAGTGGAGGTAGTAAAATGGAAACAAAAGATTCAAAAAGTAATTGGTGCGGAAGTTGGTCTTGGTGTGGACGATTGACGATTATTGATGATAATGACCGTTCTAAATTTTATGTAACGGATGAAATAATGGATTTTTATCAGAAGAATTGTCCTGAAGATTCACTTGCCAGACCTTTGACCGTAGAAAAAGAAGAACCAAAACAAATCATTTCATAATTCAAACGACTTACTGCGTTTGAATTCAGCCGGGCGGTTGGGGTAATTGGGAAACCTGACCGCCTTTCACTTTTGCAACTGCCGGCACCAACATTTTGTTTTACAAGTCACAACTGCTGGACAATTTCTACACTTCTCTGAAATACTCTTAACCAAATCAACCTTCATACCTGGCGCTGACTGAATCATCTCATTAACCTTTGGTATCTCAAGCCCCTTGATATTAAACAATTCAATGCGTGTCTGATTGCAGTAATGCAAATTCCACTCCGTATCTATTAAACCAATACGCACATCACAACAGGCTGGATGCAAGTGGACTGGGCCGACTCCAAGCTGATGCAACTCATCAATCAAGTCTTGTGTCCAAAAGCATTCAGGGAAGGGATGGTCAAATGAATATCTTGGTGCGATTGCTGGAATAACTTGTTTAAAAAACTCCAAGTATCTTTCTCTGTAAACATTCGCTATTCTCGAATCGAGAACATTAACACCTGTGTCGCCGGATAGGATAAAATTGAATTTTCGATCAGGAGCAAATTTGAGGATTTTGCTAATAATTTGAGCAAGACTACGTTCATCAAACGGTATAACAAAATGCAAATCGACACGTTCAAAGTAATCGGTATCAAAATCAGGTGCTGTAAACCCGTTGATTATGAACTGAAACCTGCCGTGTGTGTGTGCTTTGAGTATAGGAACATTCCTGATAACAGAATTTAACGTAGTGCCATTTGTAAACAGAGAGATTGTTCCATAGTATTTGAGTGATTCAATAGCCATATAAGCGAACTCAGGGTGGATAGTGGGTTCACCGCCCATTATCTTTAACTGCTGGTTACCGAGATATGGCGCATTGAGTTGTAGCCACTCCACATATTCTTTTGCTGGAAGGTGTTTGCCTTCTCTCACATCTGCATTAAAGCAATGACTGCAAGACCTGTTACAGTTTTCTGTAAAAATTATCCTATGCGCTAATTCTAAATCCACAAGACCTCCAATGGTACATCTCTCTTTGAGTAAAATGAAATTGCCAGTGCATCTGCCATATCAGGTGAGCCGATTGATGGGTTTTGCTTCTTGTAAACATCCTTCTCTATAATCTGCAAGCTACCATTAGAAGCAAATTTGTATTTGATGGTACTCAATTGAGCAACTAACTGCTTATTTTGTGGTATCATTGGCTCATCTTCAGCGAACCAAACCCTTAGATCATCGTATATTTGTGCTCTGATGTTCCTAAAGTCCTTTGGTTTACCACTCTTTTCAGCAACATTGACTGACTTTACAGGCATATCTAACTCATTTAGCCTGTCATATACGCCAGCACCTAACCCTATTGTGTCTATAAAGATCGTATCAGGTCGTTTTTCTGCTGGTGTTTTGTTGTATTCGTGGTTAATCAGACCAGCAATTTCCATTGTGTCGAACTGATTCCACTCTATAACATCGTGGAGTACTCTGCCTTGTCGTTTTACCAACACGCTTGAGTCACTTCCATATCGAGCCGGATCACACGCCCACACCATTGAACCGCTTGCATCAACTGTCCGACTCTGTGCCTGTTCGATCAAGTCAAGCGGAATTAGTGTGTCAAGTTCGGAGTTAGGGAACTGACCTAATACACGGATACGATATTGATTTGAATCTTTACCATATGAAGCCCATTGGTCTAAAAAATCTTGTTTGACTAACCAACGTGGTGATTCCTCTGCATTGAAGGTGATGTTATGCCATTGATCTGCTTTAGTATGGAAACAATCATAGAAATAACCGCTCAACCTAAGTGGATTACCCACGAGGATACAGATATTATTTTCCTCTGTGAGTGCGCCCATTATAACGTCATAAATCTCATCCGACACGCCAGACGCTTCATCTACAACAAACAGTAAATTTTTTGCGTGAAACCCTTGTAGTGCTTCAGGGCTTTCCTTCTTCGCAGTTCTTCCCACGATGAAATGCTCTTTTTTAGCAGCTTTAGCAAACACACGGTCTGATAAGAAATCAAATGACTCTTTGAATAAAGGGTCCATCTTATTATACAGTTCAGCCAGGCGTGACCATAGAGCATCCCACATTTGACTTCTACTTGGTGCAGTAATAGGAATCTGACATGTGTAACAACAAAAGAACCACAAAATTATGGCTGCACATATAGTACTCTTGCCGGTTCCGTGTCCACTCTTTACTGAGATAAACTTTTTGCCTCCTTTCACGGCATCAATCAACATTTTCTGTTGCTCAGTTGGTTTTAGGAACAAGACATCTTCTATAAAACCGCAAGGATGTTCCCTGTAATATTCTATTTCATAACTAAGGTCTATACGTTCACTCATTAAATCCTCAACA